GTACTTTATAGTGCATCTGCCAATATACTTCATAGTAGCTTAACTGTTTCTTACTTTTACAGAATGTCAATATCTCTCTAGTAAAGCAGTCTTCTCCTAGATCTTTCAAGTCTTGCTTGATTAATTTACTGCTACCCCAATAAGTCTCCCAATCCGATTCTTTCTGTAGCTTACGTTTCTTTGGGACGCGCCCAGGTTTGTCCCATTCCACGATCTCCTTCTTGGTCAATGTCTTAGTCACATTATTGTATAAGACCCTTCTACCTATGTAGAAACGACCATCACATATATTAGTGATCTTGTATACGAACCCAAAAGTGTCTGTAGGAAAATCTTCTAGTGTCTTAAACTCTAAAGTGGACCCTGATTGGTCTTTATATAACCACTTTTTATAACTCATTTGTTATAAATATCACAGACTTAGGAATCCCACTTGACTATAAATGTCATGTCTGTATTAGGAGGCATTCTATATGGCCTAGATAACTTACCTACAACCAGCAGCTCATCTGAATCGTTATATAAACCTATGATAGTTGCATAAGGATCGAAATCTGAGCCTGTAATGGCGTTTATGTATGATCCTGAGGTTCCTGATTGGACAGCACTAGGATTCAATGTATAGTTAAAGTCATTCTCATTTACCAAACATCTTATTTCGTTTTGGAAAATAGTAGACTGTGCTTGAAAGGTTACAGTATATGGTTTAATTGTTATGAGTGGCATACTAAGAATAAATATTAGTTCTCTCTTCTTTCTTCTGGTTTGTAGTACACTATTCTATTGTGGTGGATAGGACTTGCTAAAAGAACAGCCGGTTTAATATTTCCTTTAACTGTTTCTTGGAACACGTAACTCATCCAGGTCTGTTCATATGGGTATTCCCATTTAACATCTAAGAACATTTTTTGATTGCCAATCTTTCCTACTATCATAGGCCAGTTAGCATAGTATATTTGACCATCAGCATAAGAAACACCGTCTAAAACATTTATCTTATTAAACTTAGTTCTAGGAGCGTTTAGATCTAAACCTTGAGTAGGAAGCTTATCATATTCTGGCCATACTTCAGATCTGATATTTTGTGGTACATTATACCAAGATACTTGAATGTTATTATCCATGTATACTTCTGTATAAGACAGCTTTAGAAAATCAAACTCTTCTTTAAGCATGATCTTATGTATTACTTGATATAGATTAGGCACATAGTGTCTAAATCCATTTCTACAGTATTCATCGTCTTTTCCATACACTCCCATATCATCTTCTAAGAATATGTAGTAGTCACTATTTGATTCATTGAAATGATTTGCTACATATTGACGCCCTCTATTGATTCCTAAATTTTCTCCTGTTACTATATGCTCTATTCCATACTGTTCACAGACTTGTTTATTTCCTTGAATTGCCTCTTCTTTATTAGAGTTATCAATTAGTATCTTTCTTGTTTTATCTAAAAAGTCTGGGTGGTTTTTTCTGTATGTTTCTAAAGTATGCACTACCTGTTCTGGAAAATTAAAGGTAAGCATATACAAAGATGTTTTTAGATTAGATACATCTAAGTTCTTTGGTTTTAAAACAGCTCTGCTTTCTGGTATTGGTTCTAATGTTACCGTGTCACTAATTAATGCTTGTATAAATTTAACTACTAGACCGTTTTCGTCTAGAGCATACCTTCTAAATGTTTCTGGCTCTAGATATGACATTATTGTAAAGATGCTTTCTTCTGTTCCCATATACCCTGAGTTCAAAGAATCATTTACTAAATGCCAATATAAACCATTTCCATTTTTAATAGCATCTATGTGTCCACCAAATAAACCTCCTCTACAAACATATTCTACTTTAGATCTAGCAAATTTATTCATAGCGTCTATTTTAAAGCCATGAATTTCATCTCTTGCTTCGTAAGGATAGCTCAAAAACAAAAAAGGATCTAATAGAGGAATTATTTTATCTAGAACTTTATTCTCTGTAAAAAACTTTTCATATACAGTGTTAGTAATACCTGCATCTAACCAAATAAAGTATTTTGAATCAAAAGGATTCCATACAGTAACATTATGAAGCATACTGTACTTAGACATCACTATTGGGTTATACCATTCTAAAACTGCTTGAGGACTGTCTTTCAACCAACCGCCAGGTCCTGTTAAATTTAACCAATCTGGGTTAGTTCTTATTTCTTGTGTTTTATCCCAAAAACAACCATACAATTCTTTTATATCAGATAACTCATAGACTCTTACATGAGTGTTGTGTGGACTCCTTTTTTCCCAAACTACGTATTGATATTCTTTTGGTATATATATGAACATTGGAACATCTGTCTCAAGTATCTTTCTAAAATTAGTGAGATATTCATCAAAAGATCTACCAGGTCTTCCTATATTCCAAAGTCCTGTTACTACTGTTAAATCTTTGTTTATCAATTTTTTTTCACTATTAAAATCAGTGTTTAATATAACAGACTGCTTTAATTTTTCTAAATCCCACAAAGCTAAAACCTTTCTATTCCCGGCACTAAAGTTATCAACCTCTATTTTTTCTTCTATTAAAAATTCAGGTTGAGGAAAATTAAATGGATCACTCATTAAATTAACAGGATAAAACCTTCCTAAGTTTGTACCACTGTTATAATGTTTTTTATAATATGAATTGTCTTCTACGTTATACCATGTAGTGGACAATAGATACTTACAGTTAGATTTTAAAATGTTTTCTACTATTTTTATTCCATCACTAATTGGAAAATGCCCTATAATGTCTCTTACAATTAATAAATCTGCTGTTGGTATTTCATCTTTTAGTAAATCAAAATTAATAAACTTTATCCTTGAATTACCATATCTTTCATTGTTTTCTTTTATACAATTTTCTACAATGTCTCCTCCTATATAGTTATCAAAATTGAACACTATTTCTTTCATCCAATAAAAATCACCACAAGGAATATCTACAACAGACTTTATATTATAGCTTTTTATAAGCTTTTTTATTTCTTGTCGTATAGTCTCTGTTTGCTCTAAATCACTTCCTGGGCCGGATCTACTATCTGAATTTCCGAACCCAAAATTTTCATAGATGTTTGAAAAAACTTGTTTGTAGTCCATATTATTTTAAATATCCTTTTTGTACAAAATACATGAAATTGTCGGATTCCTTTTGCCCTCTTCTAATATTACAACCTTCAGTAGTATCGTGAGAAGTATGTCGGAGTATAGGAAATGTTGTTACACCACCTCTTGAAGACCATTGTTCATGGTTACAAGGTATGTCTTCTTTATCATAGTAAGTGACATACTTGGTTATTTTTTGCTTTCCCATGTAAGCAGAAACTAATATATCATCTGCCCATGACTTGTCTACAAAATCTGTAAAAAAATCGTCTTCAAAATAACTTCTTTTATAAGATACTGTTTTATAATGTTGTAGAACATTTACTCTAACATTACATGGAACACTTACAACGTAGTGGTTTCTTATGTCTCTAAATACAGGATCTAATGCACTAATACCATCATAGCCTACAGCAGAATTGGTAAATCTTTCTGTTTGATTTTTATATTGTTCTGCTATCATTTCTGGATGGTAAACCAGGTCATCATCTGCAGTTATTATAATACAGTCAGGATCTTGTATTCTCTTTATAGTGTCTACTATTTTTGTAACAGAGCCATAGTCTTCTCCTCTAAATATTTTTAACTTACTATTTTCTTCTTGTAGAACATTCAACCATTCAGGTATAATGTATTCTTCTCCAGTTAGTTTAAGAATATACGGAATATTAATGTGCACTTCGTAGTCATCAAACTCTTGATTCAGTAAAGAATTTATGCAAAGGCGCATATCTTCATGATAGTTACTGATCAATCTAGAAGGTATAGTTGTTAGTGTTACTACTACTTTCATTTTTTATTCTATTAAAAATCTTTTAAAAATTCTAATTTGTAATCCTCTCTGTGTGGGCAGTTAGAAACATCTAAATTTTCTATTGGATAGTCTTGTGAATCTGGTTCATGTTTATCAACGTATCTTCTATTAATAAAAGAAAGTTCCAAAACTTTTGGTATTGTATAACCTTCAAATTCCCAAAGGTCTCCCCAACTGTTTCCATGAATGTGGCAAAGTAAAAATCCTAGGTTTAGTTTTTCTAATATTTGTACAGCATTTTTTCTATTTTCTAGATTATCTATCCAATGAATTTCCAATATTAATCCCATTACATGATCATTTATTTTGGAAATATCAGTCTGGTTAAAATATTTAAACTCGTATCCTTCTACATCTATTTTTAAAAATATGTCTCCTTTAATATCTAGATCAATATAATCTTGGTACCACTCTCTACAATTTTCTTTTGTTCCTAGGCCATGGGGTTTAAACTTTAATCCGTCTCTTTCCCATTCTGAATTACCTATAGTATGATCAAATAAATAAGTAGGCTTTTTATATAGCCTAAAAAACTCTTCTTCATATCTAGTTTCATTTCCAACTCCATAAACCATTAGAGCAGAACAGTTCTGTAACACACTTTCTGGCATTACATACCCACCATCTTCTGGAGGACCTAATCTCTTTTTAGGAATAAAAACATTCTGTGGTTTTAGTAGTTTTAGAATATTCATTTTTATATTTTTGTGTAAACGTGAGTATCTGTTATTTCAAATATAGGAAACTTATCAGAGTAATAATCAGCTAGAGGCTTTTTGTTGTTCATAATAAATGCAGAGATAGTCGAGCAATCAGAGTAGTCAAAATTAAAATGGCTCCATCCTGATCTTGGTCCTAAATATATAGTGTCTTCAACTCTAGTTATATGTTTTCCCATTTTTCCTAAATGAGTATCACATAAACGTAAACCTTCTAAGAAAGAATAACCACGTTGATATTCTAAAAACTGCATGATGTGAGAAATTACCCATTCAATTTGTAAAATGCTTCCGTTATTTCCTGTGAGATGTGTGTTATAGTCTTTATTAGTTAACAGAACCTCGACTGCCTTATTCCATAAATCGTAAACCAGTTTCATGTCATCTAAGTTCTTAAAATGAAACCCTCTCATGAATCCGTCCATGTTTCTTAAAAATGGTGCTTTTAAATCTATCTGGTTAAAATGAGGTTGTATTTCATTCTGCCAAAAATTATTTTTTATTTCAATATGTTGTATATCTTCGTCAAACCACGGTCCATAACAAGTGCCTGGTTTTATATTGTCAAAGAAAGTATTTATAACATTTGGATTATCATTTAATATAAAATCCGTATCAGTAAAAGAAAAGTTAAGAATATTGTTTTCTATTAGATAAGGAAGTATAAATCTATGTATGTCGTAGGAATAAAAATTATTTTTTGCTTTGTTGTAAAAAGACCCTATGTTTGAGAAGTACTCTTCTTCAGTTTTATAGTTTGGAAATATTTCTTTTTCTAAGCTTATTGGATGATCTTTTCTATAGTCATCCATAATGACGAACTTAAAAAAATCATGATGTTCTTTATATAGGTCATAAGAGTCTTTATTAGTAAGGCACAATAAAAAATGCCTAGCTTCAGGACATGCCCACTTGAGTATATCCAGTCTATATTTAATAGCAGGGCCAGTTAAGTGTATAATTAATTTACCTTTTGTTTCCATATTATACTGTTGTTTTATAGTAATCGCCAATAATGAATTTCATTTTACTATATATTGCAGAAGCATTAGGATCTTCGTCATATTTAGAAAGTGGTATTACTCTAAAATCACAACTAACTCTAGTGTTTGAAGTTGTATTTAATTTATTTCCATGAGATAGGTGACAGCCATTCCACATAACTACTTTTCCATAATTAGCATTTATTGGACTGTAGTCTCCTTTATCTTCTTCAGATTCTACCCAAATAGTATTGGTATCGTATGCATCTGTGAATGGTAAGAAAAAATTTACTTCTTCTTGATTGTGTTGGTATTGTTTATCTTTATGGAACTCGAACACACCTAAATTATTTATGAGTTGAGTTCTGAATGTTGGTGTTTTTTGATATACTATATTTTCTCCAAACTGTGGCTTTATAACTTCGTAGATAAATTTTTCATACGTAGGTATGATCTTATCTAAATTTTGATAGTATAAAGAGTGCCACTTTGTAGATTGATCAGTGCCTTTTATAAAAATGTCATAATTTTCTTCTAGGTGTATTTTTTCTAAATATGCTGTTTGAAGCATATCTTCTATAATTTTCCTAAAATTGAATTTATCTTTATCGTAATCTATATGCTTCATATTAGTCTATTGTATGCTCTATTCTTTCTACCCAACCTTCTTCGTCAGTGAATCCCCAAAATACAACTTTGGTTGGCTTAGAATTTGTTAAAAAATATTCTTCGTAATGTATAGGGATGCCTGTTCTCATGAAGTATTCTAGTTGGCCTCCGGTTATATATTTCTGATTCACAGCATTTCCTGATTCATTATCAAATGAAACTAGAATGTGCTTATAGTTTTCTCTAGGAAAATCTTGTCTATGTATGGTAACTAGATGATAAAAAGAATGCATGAATGATTGTTCCCATAACTCTTCATTTTTAATTGCGGGGTTAGGTGGATAATGATTGTCTAATGTATACTTTTGCACAGCCTTCTTTTCAAAGTGAATGCCTGCATACTTTTCATAATCTCTTAGTGTTCTAACTGTGCCTAAATCATAGCCAGTTAGATCAATACTATCGTCTTGTTCTACTCTGAATAAGCATCTTATTTTTTTTCTGCCGTAATGATTTTTCTCATCAAAGTTAACACCTACTTTATAATCATCGTCCCATTTTAACATGCCAGATCTTTCTTCTCTCATCGTAGAATGCCATACAATTATTTTATGTGGATGAAAGAAGTCATATCCATGTGTGTATGATCTTACAGTTAGATTAATTTCTTCACCTGAGAAGTAAATGTCAGGGTCATGTTTTATCTCTCTAGCCCATTCAGATCTTGCAAAGTCAAAGTGACCACACAAGAATCTTGCCATTGGTGGTTCAGTCATATTCTGATAACCATGTAAGAGTCCTGGCCTAATGAATATAGTTCCAAAAGGATAGAAGCAAACAAACTGTGATTGCCATGGTTCCATGGACCTACCTATAGGATCTGTCATAGGATTATACAATGGTGAGTAACCTGCAATGATAGGTTTATATCCTTTAGCTTCTAGATCAAGATGCATTTGAATCAATGTTTCATCCCAGTCTTTTTCAAACCTATGATGAGAATCTAATTGACAAACATAGTCTTCATCTGTTAATAGTTGTTCATTGATAATAGCTCTTGCCCAAGGAAGCCCCTTAGCTTCTGTATACAAGCATTCATAGATCTTGAACCTCTTATCTTTTTTATATTCTGTTAGATCATCAAACTTATCGTCTGGGTGATATTGTCTACATATACCGAAGTGTACTCTTTTAGGATACTTAGCTTTCTCTAAAGCATCTTTGATAGTAGGGATTAGTTCCGGATCTCTATAAGCCGGCAAATGTAATAATATAGTTGGCTTTTTACTCATATGATATAACTTGTTCAATTCTATCTAACCACCCTTTAGATTCAGAATGTGGCCAAACTCTCCACATGTGTGGTTTTTCTACGTGCTCAAACTCTCTCCAGATATGGACAAATTGGTCATCTCCAGATTGATTCAATAGTAATTGTATCTCTCTTTGATCTGCGTCTTTTCTAAAAAGATCATTTCCTTCTTTGTCTAGAAATGCAATAGCGAAGTTATCGTAGTCTGTTTCTGTTATTGCACCTTTGTATATGTCAATACAATACTTTTGTATATTGGTTAAACCAGACTCATAGTCACCTTTTATTGGAGGAAGTTCATCTCTTTTAGTTTCTATATGAATTTGTCTTGTACTGAATTTTAAGCCTGCATACTTCTCGTAATCTTGAAATGATCTTACTCTACCAAAATAGTTTGGTGCTAATTTATTTCTTTGGCAGTTAGTACAGCCTGGGTCTTGTCCCATTAATTTTCTGTATCTAGCGTATGAGTCTGTATCTCTTTGTGCCCAATCTTGACTATCGTCCCAATGTTTCTTTTTACCTTCTCTTGTATATTCATGCCAAATGACCGGGCGGTGTGGACTAAACAAATCATAACCAAATGTATATGCTCGAGCTGCTAGAGAAGATTCTTCACCATGAAAGTACAGAAACTCGTCGTAAGGTACTTCTTTTACAAACGTGCCTAATGTAAACACAAAATGTGCTGATATAAACCTTGTATGAAAAGGTTCTTTTAACTCTTTCCAATTGCTTATATGATGAGGTTGTAAGAAGATAACTCCAGAAGGCATAAACCTTTGTATGTTCAAACCCCAAACATCATCTACTCTTCCATTAGGATCTTGATCTGGAAAATATCCTGGCATATAAGCAGATAGTATTGGCTTTAGATGACCTTTACATTGTAAATAGTGTAGATAATCTTTTAGAATTACATCCCAATCCTTACTAAATCTGTGATGAGAATCAAGTTGAAAATAATACTTTTCTCCTTTGTACTTTTCTTGAATTCTTTTTCTAATCCAACAAACTCCTTTAGCATCTTTATAGTCTACATCAATAATAGTAAACCTAGGATCATCTTTGAATTGATCAAGTGTGTCCCAAGAATCTTCTTCAGAGTGCTGCCAGCCTATACAAATATGTAGACTGTCTGGATCAGAACAGTTTTCTAGTAAATTGTTTAAAGTAGGGATTAGTTCTGGGTCTCTGTATGCAGCGATCGAAACGAATATCTTTTCCATAACTTAAATATACAAAATTTATTTCAAAATAAAAAATTTATTTTTAGCAGGAAAATCCTCCATCAGTTGTTAAATATATGTAGTTAGCACCTGACCCTATTGATATTGTTGGACCACATCCGCTTGCGCCAACGGGACAATCAGAAGAATTTCCAGAGAGCACAGATGTAAATGCTGTTGAGAAAGTAACACTATCTCCAATATTTAAACCTGTTGTAAGAATTGTAAAGAATTGACAAGTGTCAGTTGCTATCTCTGTTCCAAATGAATTTGTGGCACCTGCATTTATTTGATATTGTAATTCATCTCCAAAGCTTGGAGCTGTATTTATATATTTAGCATAGATATATAATTCTGGAGTTACTGGAGTAGACTCTGATGGTGTTACTGATGGTGTTATACTAGGTGTAGCAGTAATACTAGGTGTTATACTAGGTGTTATGCTAGGAGTTACACTAGGAGTTACACTAGGAGTTATAGAAACACTAGGTGTTACACTAGGTGTAGGAGTTCTACTAGGAGTAGGTGATGGAACAATACAATCTTTAGCACTTTCGCAACTTGTACCTTGATATGATTTGATTACAATATCAGATCCACCAGAGCAAGATTGAGGAGACTCATTCAATGTACCAAGTATCTGAGTTCCAGTATTTGCTTTAATACATATTGCATCAGTCGCAAATGGTCCTAGGTTAGTAAATGTACTAACTCCAGTTCTGTCAACATAAGAAACACACAAATATCCATCATATGTGTTTGATATAGACCAACATTCACCTAAAGGCATAGATGAGCTAGGTGTAACTGATGGAGTAACAGAAGGTGTCACACTAGTGCTAGGTGTTATACTAGGTGTAACCGATGGAGTTACACTATTTGATACAGTTATACTAGGAGTCACCGACGGTGTAACAGACGGTGTTACTGATGTACTAGGTGTAATAGAAGGTGTAACTGATGGCGTTACGCTTGTTGATGGTGTTATAGAAGGTGTTACGCTAGGAGTTACACTATTTGATACAGTTATTGATGGAGTAACACTAGGAGTTACACTAGGTGTTACACTTGTTGATGGTGTTACACTAGGTGTCACTGACGGAGTAACACTAGTAGATGGAGTAGTGCTAGGTGTGATCGATGGTGTCACCGAAGGAGTTACACTAGTACTAGGAGTAATACTAGGAGTTACGCTAGGTGTTACTGAAGAAGTTGGAGTTACGCTAGGGGTTACACTAGGAGTTATACTAGGCGTTACACTATTAGACGGGGTTGTGCTAGGTGTAATAGAAGGTGTAACTGATGGTGTTACTGATGTACTAGGAGTTATGCTAGGAGTAACCGATGGAGTTACACTAGGTGTTACACTTGTTGATGGTGTTACAGATGGAGTCACACTAGGTGTAACTGATGGTGTTACTGATGTACTAGGAGTTATGCTAGGAGTAACAGATGGGGTCACACTAGTAGACGGAGTAGTGCTAGGTGTAATAGAAGGCGTAACTGATGGTGTTACACTAGTGCTAGGAGTAATACTAGGCGTCACTGAAGGTGTCACACTAGGTGTTACTGAAGAAGTTGGAGTTACGGTAGGTGTTATGCTAGGAGTAACAGAAGGAGTCACACTCGGTGTTACACTTGTTGATGGTGTTACAGATGGTGTTATACTAGGAGTTACTGATGGTGTTACTGATGTACTAGGTGTTATGCTAGGAGTCACACTAGGAGTTACTGATGGTGTTACTGATGTACTAGGTGTTATGCTAGGAGTCACACTAGGAGTTACGCTAGGTGTTACACTTGTTGATGGTGTTACAGATGGAGTTACACTAGGAGTAACCGATGGAGTAACGCTAGTACTAGGAGTAGTGCTAGGTGTTATAGATGGTGTTACACTAGAGCTAGGAGTAACAGATGGTGTCACCGAAGGAGTTACACTAGGAGTCACAGAA